GGAAAAATCATGAAATTTAAGCTAAACAAGTCCACCATGCCCAAATTCACCAAAAAAGGTAAGGCTGGGGATGACATGATGTCCATGGACAGCAAGCCTCTTAAGATGGGCCACGGAGGCATGTCCAAGGGGATGATGGGCGGTGGCTCTGTGTCCACGGTCCAGTCTCGCGGCAACGGGGCAGCCAAGAGCAATACGACACGTATTTGCTAGGAAAACAGCCATGGCCCTCTCTGAAACTAGAAAACGTTTCAATGCGAAGTTTAAGGCTGCCTTGAGAGATAAAAGCTCACCAACTTTTGAGTTTGATGGCAAGACCTACTCTAAGAAGAGGGCTTCTGATGTAGAGTCAAAACCAAAAAAAATAGTAAGTGATGAGAGCAATGGCAAGCCTTCTTTAAAGGAACTTGTTTTTAGAACTACGTCCCCGGGATCTTCTTCTTCTTCTAAAGATGAGCCAAGAGCACGAAATTTAGTTTCAGGCCCCTTTACCACACCTGCGGATCGCCCGGGTCCTACGGTTGCCAGAGCCAAGGAGATGCAGGCTGCCCGGGATAGAAGGGATGCCTTGGACAAAAGGGATGCTCTAGAAACGGACACCACGCTAGAAGAGGTCGCTACTATTGGTCCCGGACTCCTTAGGATGGCTGGAAAGAAGCTCTTTGGTTCTGCTAAAAAAGGCGCTGAAGAGTTTGTGAAAAAGGACCCTTCTTTTTACGATGACCTTTTCCCCAAAATTGGTTACGACAAAAACGTCACCGCAGCGCCCACTAAAGCCGAGATGATGACCAAGCAACGTGCTGATCGTGCGGCAGAGAAGTATCAAGAGATGCTGAAAGAAAATGCCGACAGGTACGGCATTGACATGGAAACAGTTCCTCAATCAGGCTTGGATTACATGAAGAAAGAGGTTCTTGGCAGGGACCAAGGATTCAGGTTCAAGAAAAAGGGTGGCATGATCAAGAAGTACGCAAAAAGCGGCTCGGCAGACAAGTCCCCTGCGCGTGGGAACGGATGCGCCGTCCGGGGCTTGACCAAAGGAAAGCAGTACTAAATGGCTACCTCCGGTACTGCAACCTTTAATCTTGAGTTTGATGACCTGATTGAAGAGTCTTACGAACGCTGTGGACTGGAGTCTAGGACGGGCTACGATCTTCGCACGGCCCGGCGTTCCCTAAACCTTTTGTTTGCGGACTGGGCAAATCGTGGGCTTAATCTTTGGACCATAGAGCAGCGGTCCGTGGCCATGGTGGCAGGAACCGCCCAATACAACCTCCCTGCGGACACCGTAAATGTCATTTCTGCGGTAATTCGCACTGGATCGGGTACTACGCAGCAAGACATCACCATAGACCGGATCAGCCAGAACGAGTACTTGTTTACACCCAACAAGTTGACAACAGGCCGTCCGGCTCAGTACTTTGTTCAAAGGACTACCACTCCGGTCCTGTTTGTATACCCAGCACCGGACACTGCCCAAACCTACACTTTTAGGTACTACGCAATCCGCAGGATTGAGGACGTTGGCGCGTACACCAACACCGCTGACGTGGTGTTCCGTTTTCTGCCTTGCTTGGTGGCGGGCTTGTCCTACTATCTTGCCCTCAAAAAGGCCCCTGAACGGATACAGTTGCTGAAGACAATTTATGAGGAAGAGTTTGCACGGGCGGCAGTAGAGGACAGGGACATTGCCAGCGTCTACTTGACCCCGGACTTTGGGCAGTAACCATCATGGGTGGATATGCTGAAGGCAAGAGAGCACTTGGCATATGTGACCGATGTGGCCAAGAATTTCTCCTCAACACTCTAAAAAAGGAGTGGACAGGGTTCAAGGTTTGTTATGAATGCTATGAGCCGAAGCATCCGCAGCTTGAGACAAAGCGGACGGTTACCGACCCGCAGGCTCTATTTGAGCCCCGCCCAGAGGCCATAGCTGATTTGAGTGTGTTTGTGGGTTCCCCGGCGGATTCCGCCTTTGCAAGTGTTGGAATGCAGCCTGCCCCGATTGCTCCCGCAATCATCCTTGGGGTTACAATTGGGACTGTTACGGTTGAAATAACATGACCATATCCCAAACAGCTACCACCAGTTTTAAGGTTGAGCTTGCTCAGGGCTTACACAATTTCGGCCCGACTACCCCCAATACTTTTAAGATTGCCCTGTACACCTCCAGCGCCTCTTTGGGAAGCGCTACAACCGCCTATACGGCCACGGGCGAGGTGGCCAATGGCAGTGGCTACACCACAGGCGGGGAGACCTTGGTGGTGAGCACAACGCCAACATCCTCCGGAACAACCATGTTGCTGTCTTTCAGTGATGTCACTTGGGCAGGAGCCAGTTTCACGGCCCGTGGCGCGTTGATCTACAACAGCACAAATGCCAATCGCTCGGTGGCAGTATTGGATTTTGCGACAAATCAGACAGGGACTGGAAATAACTTTATTATCAGGTTCCCCTCGTCAAATGTAACTAGTGCGATTATTCGCATCTCATGACATGAACTACGCTGCGTTGGTTTCTGCGGTCTCCTCCTACTCGGAGAACACCTTCCCTACGGTGGACATGAACTTGTTCATCACACAGGCAGAGAAACGCATATATAACACTGTGCAGATTCCATCCCTACGCAAGAACGTCACGGGCAGCACAACTACAAGCAATAAGTATTTGCAGTGCCCCACTGACTTTCTGTCCGTATTCTCCTTGGCCGCAATAGACCCGACCACGGGCGCGTATACATTCCTGCTGAACAAGGATGTGAACTTCATCAGGGAAGTGTTCCCCACTCCTACATCCACCGGAGCACCTAAGTACTACGCCATATTCGGCCCCCGTTCAGACAACGAAGCAGAACTTACCTTCATTCTTGGCCCAACTCCCAACGCTGTTTACAGCACAGAACTCCACTACTTCTACTACCCAGAGTCCATCGTCACAGCTTCAAACACATGGCTCAGTGACAACTATGACCCAGCACTTCTGTATGGGACACTGATTGAAGCCCTCACCTACATGAAGGGTGAGCCGGACATGCTTGCCTTGTACGATGGCAAGTACAAAGAAGCACTGGGGCAACTCAAACGTCTGGGTGACGGCTTAGAACGTCAGGACGCATACCGCAGTGGGCAGGCTAGGGTTCCAGTAACATAAAGAGCTAAAAATGATCACAACCACCAAAGGCTTAATGGACGAATCCCTGCTGGACAAGCGGGAAGGAACCATAGACAATGACAACGAAACCACCACATGGATTGAATACTGGTTGGGTGGTGAATTGGTACATCGTTCGGCGCACGTACAATTAAAACGTGCAGTTGTTAGTTTTGGCGAAACCGCTTCATTTTAAGGAAATACCGTGGCAAATACACAAGCAATGACCACTTCATTCAAGGTGGACTTATTTAATGCAGTTCATGCATTTAACGGCACAGGCGTCCCTGCTCACACAGTATCAACTGCTGATGTGTTTAAAGCGGCCTTATTCACGGCGGCCAGCACTTTAAATGCTACAACAGCTTCTTACACAGGTGCAATAACTGAAGTGGCTGGTACAGGCTATACCGCTGGCGGTGTGACTGTGACGTTTGGTACAGTCCCAAGCAGTTCTGGAACGACATCATTTTTAACGCCTTCTGCAAGTATTGTGTACAGCACAGTCACACTGTCTACGTCATTTGATGCCATGCTTTTGTACAACGACACAAACGCAACCAAAAAGTCTGTGGCTGTTTACACATTCACGGCGCAAACAGTTGCTGCGGGTACGTTTACGTTAACCATGCCAACCAATGACGCAACGACCGGATTGCTGCGGATTGCGTAATTGGTAAGTCATGTCCACAGCATGGGGCGCAGACGCTTGGGGTGATAATACTTGGGGCGGTAGTCAAACTGCGCTCACAGGTGTTGCAGCTACGGGTGCTGTTGGGACGGTTACAGGCAGTACTGGAGCGCAGCTTTCTGGAGTTAGTGCAACAGGATCGGTAGGTACAGTTGATATTGCTTTGTCGTTATCTGGTGTAACGGCAACGGGAGAAACAGGAACTATTGGTGGTGCTGGTTTTGTCCCGCTTACAGGTGTAAGTGCTACGGGTTTTGTAGGGTCGGTTGGAACGTTTGTTGATATCAATTTTCAACTAACGGGCATAGCGGCAACGGGTGACGTTGGGATTGTTATCCCCGGTGCTAACGTTGCTATTACAGGTGTAAGTGCTACAGGATTTGTTGGGTTACTTGATGTAGGACAATCTCTTTTAGGCGTTCTAGGCACGGGTTCGGCAGGCAGTGTAGGGGTTGGCATACAACTCTCAGGCGTGTCAGGTACAGGAAGTGTTGGAACGGTTGAGCGTGGTTTTCAAGCTTCTCTTACCGGGGTCAGTGCTACAGGGTCAGTAGGCACTTTTGGAATTGGCCTTGGTCTTTCAGGTGTGTCAGCAACCGGATCAGTAGGGTCAATCTCGCAAGCGTTCT